TTAATTAAAAAGATAGATGGTTAGATATATCTCTCTTAGAGAATTAGAAGAGTGTTTTGCTAAAGTAGAAGCTTTATTTAGAACTGCCCCTGCTCTATATGAGAATATTATAGTAACTACTGAAATTACAACAGAAGGTGGTTTAAAATTAAAATTTGAATGTGATAAAGGAGATATATCTTTAGTAACACAAGTAAGAGTAACTAATTATGAAGTAGAAAATGAATCAGATGTTTAAAGGAAATATAACTCAATTATGTCATAAATCTTTATTAATATCTGATAGATTGGCTTATTTTAAGAGTAATCATCCTGATTTTAAATATACTATAAAATTTACTATAGGAAAAGAATCTAGTTTAAAAGTATGCACGGACAAAGAGAAGTAGTTGAAGATATTAGTAAAATAGCAAAGAAGTATGGGGTATCATACTATCAGGCTGAAAATGCTATATATGCTAGATTTGAGGCTGCCAAAGAAGCTAAGAAGAAGGAAGATCCTTTTGAAGGTAGGTTTGTAAATGTGAGACTATATAAGTTTGTAATGATTTACATTCCACATATAGTAAGGAAGAAGATTGCTAATAGCTTTAAAAGACACTTAGAAAAATTAAATAATAAATAATATGGAAAATTCAAAAGTAGATACAGAAGTAACTAACAAACCAATTGAATTAACGAAGGCTCAAAAGGAAGAATTGAAGAGACAATCCAGAGCTAAACAGATTCAGGAGCAACAACAGTATGAACTCTGGAAGAAAAGACTCAAAGCTGAAATTGATGATAATGAATTAAAGATTAGGTGGTTAAAATCCAGAGATGAGTTACAGGAGTTGGATAGAAAGTATAATAATGAGAAAGAAACAGAACTTAAGAGAATCAGATGGATTATTGATGAAATAGTTAAGATATTTAATCTTATGGATAAAAAAGATGAAATGTATAAACACTTTGAGATTCCATTGCCTAAAGTAGTAGAAAATATAGAAACTAATGAAAATACTAAAATTTCTAAATAAAAAAATATCTATAAAACTACCTATTTATATAATATATTCATGTGGATTCTATAGCATTATACTTTTTAAATTAATATCATTTAGTATTACTATTGTAAAAGGGTATCAGCTCTATATAAGTATAGGAAGTGTTTCATGGGAACCTATAAGAATATCTGTTGGAGTACCCTATATAGGTATTACCTTTTTAGTAAGTAAATATAGATACAAAAAACTTAAATTTAAAACTAACATAGAAAAGAATGCAACAGAAGATAAAAGAACTGAGAATAGAGATTGATGGATTAAGTCAATTAGTTAAAAACTTGAAACCTTTACTAGCTAATGGAGATATTCCATGTCATAGTTATGAAACTAGAGAAGCTTATGATAAGTTAATACTGGCTAAAGCTTGGTTAGGAAAGATTCTTGGAGAGTTAGGTTCACCTACTCCTTACCAAAAGGATGGAAATAGACATACTATAGAAGATATTGAGAAGACTGCTGATAGAACTTACACTAATTATTCTGAACATCTTGAAAAAAACTGGAATACTTATAATCATATTGAAAAGGTAGATTGGTTAAGGCAGGAGATTAAGAAAATAGTAAACACAATTCCTAGATATAGAGATTTAGATGATTCAATAAAACCTTTTGATAAAAAAATGAGTTTACCCGTTATATATTATAGTATTATTCAACATTTATCAGAAGCTAGATTCTGGCTGGGCTTTGAGTTGGAAAGAATTAAAAATTCTGAAGAATGAGTTTTGACTTACTTCAAATATCAGACAAAGGAATTCTGGAAATTCATCCTTCAGCCCTTACTATAAAGGTAATTGCTGATCTATGGAATAGAGACAGAACTAATAGTAAAGAGCAGGCTCTTAAGGAGCTTGCTTTTATTTATTGGATATATCATTGGAATAGTTCTTACTATAAAGGATATTCAGATATACAAGAAAGATATAATGCTGTAATTACTGAAGTATTTCAGGATATTAGTTGGAAACCAGACTTAGAAGTTAATGAAGCTATTAAGGTATATAAGAAGTTACAAGAAGAAGCTTATCCAGAACTTAAGCACTTACAGACTGCCAGAAAGACTTTGGAAAGTTTAAAAGACTTTTTAGATAATTTAGATCCAGATGAGAGAACTAAGTCTGGTGGATTACTACTTAAACCTTCTGATATATATTCTGCTGTAGGTAAGATGGGAGAAGCCCTTATTGCAGTACAAAAGATGGAAGAAAAGATTAAGAAAGAATTACAACTTGAAACTCAGAAAATTAAAGGTGGTGGTAGAGCTGGAGCTTTTGAAGATGAGAAGGATTTAGACTATTTAAAGAATAAGTAATGAGTGAGAAAATACAAATACATCAGTTTGATCCAGTAATTTATCCTTTTAAATTATGGGTTGTAGTAGGAGCTTCAATGGATATTTTAAAAGAACATTTTTGTAACCTGGATGACACAGAATTAACTTATACTGTTACTAATACTGTAAATGCTTTTGTAGATTATGTTAGAAATAAGTCTAATAGATATATAGGAGCAGTTATTAATTTTGAAACAGAAGAACAACTAACTATTAAAAATATAGCCCATGAATCAAGTCATGCTGCAAAATTACTATTTGAACACATCAATGCTGATATGAGACAACATGAACCTTTTGAATATGTAATTGGCTGGATAGCTGATTGTTGTGAACAAGTGAAACTTGGTAAATTTAAAGACTAATGCTTAATACTGACGAATTTAGAACAGAAGCTCTTACCTATCAGCATTATGGATATTATTGTAAGTATCCATCTGATACTCCACAGGGTAAAGCTTACTGGAATGAACAAGCCAGGAGAAGTTTATATGGACATAAAAGAAGTGGTGGTGACTGGGTAACTGGTTATCACTATTTTTATTTGAATTTTTCTCCTATTATTAAAGCAAGTATTATATCAAATGTACAATCCAATGAAGGTAAATTCCAGGGAGAAAGAGTAGAAGGCTTTCCTGACTTTTGGGATGGAGACTATACATACTTTCATTACTTGGAAGACTGTGAAAATAAAGGTACTCATGCTGTAGTACTTAAAACTAGACGCAGGGGCTTTTCCTTCAAGGGAGGTTCTATGATGTGTCGTAATTACTTTCTCATTCCTAGAAGTAAATCTTATGCGTTTGCTTATGAGAAGGAATTTTTAACTGAAGATGGACTTCTTACAAAGGCTTGGGATATTATGGACTTTGTAGATAATAATAGTGATTGGGCAAAGAGAAGAGACAAGTATAATCAGGAAATGCATAGAAGAGCTTCCTATACAGAGAATATAGGAGGAATCTGGATAGAGAAAGGATTTAAGAGTGAAATTCTGGGATTATCTTTAAAAGATAACTGGGGTAAGGCAAGGGGGAAGGCTGGTAAGTTAGTATTATGGGAAGAAGCTGGTCATAATAGAAATCTGTGGAAAGCCTGGGGAGTAAGTTTACCATCTATGAAGCAAGGTAGTGTAACTACAGGACTCTCTATAGCATTTGGAACTGGTGGTATGGAAGGTGCGGATTTTATGTCTCTGGAAGACATGTACTCTTATCCCGGCAAATATGAAGTAAATCCATTCCCTTATGATTGGGATGGAAATGGAAGAATTAAGAATCATGCATTTTTCTTTCCTGAATACTGGAATAGAATAGAATGTATGGATAAAGATGGTAATAGTAATATAGAGAAGGCTACTAAAGAAGTAGAAGATGAAATAGAGAAGAGAAAGAAAGAAGGGGCTAACACTGAAGATATAGCTAGGTTTATGGCAGAGCATCCATTAAAACCTTCTCATGCTATGATGAAAATTAGTCTATCTACTTTTCCTGTAGATGATCTTAGGAGACAGTTAGAAGAATTAGAGGAACATCCAAGAGAATATAGAGATAAAGAATATTGGGGGAGATTATTAAATACTAAGGAAGGATTGCAATGGTTAGATGACAGAAAGCAAATTCCTATTAATGATTTTCCACTTAAAGACTTATCTTTTAAGAAAGGAGCTTACTCTATCTATGAGAAACCAATTATTTCTGAGATAGATGGAACAATTCCAGATGGTGTATATATCTCAGGACTTGACAGTTACGACGATGATGTTGCTCCTAATAGTCCATCACTGGGAAGTTTATGGATATTAAATCTTCTTACTGATAGAATAGTTGCAGAATATACAGGTAGACCAGAAACTGCTGAAGAGTTTTATACAAATGCTGTCAACTTATTAACTTATTATAATGCACAGTGTAATTATGAAAGAAGAAATAAAGGAATCTATCAATACCTTAAAGGAAACAATTATCTTTCTTTACTAAAACATTTAGCTTTAGAACCTAAAATATTGAAGGATTATAATATAAGTAAAGCTAATACTATAGGAAATAATGCTTATGGAACTAATCCATCTCCTGAAGTAAATAAATATGGTAGAGAAGAGTTCAAAAAATATCTACTTACTCAAGCTTATGGAGCTGAAGATGGAGTTAAAAATATTTCAACAATACGAAGTATCCCATTAATCAAGGAAGCAATGTATTGGAATAATGAAGATAACTTTGATAGAATTTCAGGGATAGGAATGTTAATGATATTAAGAGCTGATAGAAGGAGATTAATTGAATATATTAGAAGCAATATGAATAAAGAAGATAAGAAAGAAGATTTCTTTAGTAAACATTATAATAAACCTAATCCTAAAAAGTTATTTGCAAATAGTTAAAAATTAATATACTTTTACAGTATTAAAAGATAAAAGTATATACCATGATAACTGGTCATTTTATTTTTCCACCACAAGCTGTTCCAGATACAACTAAAAGAACTGATGTTTGGCAAAAGAAATGTATTGACTCTGGAATTACTGCAATTTCAGATAGAAGTGAAACTTCAATAAGAAAAACCAGGTTTAACAAATTAAAAAACTATAACTTCTGGAATTTCAGACTGGATAAGAATGAAATGAAGAAGGTAGCTGATCCTTTTGGAATTAATCCAGAAGAAATGCCAGTAGATATTAAACACTATCCATTGATTAACAGTAAAATTAATGTTCTTGCTGGAGAAGAACTTAAGAGAAGAACTGAGTGGATAGTAAGAGCTTTATCTCCAGATGTATTAGATGAGAAGAAAGAAACTATAAAGGACTTAAAATTTAAGTCTATAATTCAGTTAATTGAAAGTGATGAAGAATTTGATCCATTTAAAGCTAAGAAGAAATTAGAAGATTTAGATAACTATATTAAATATAGTCTTCAGGATATTCGTGAAATTAAATGTAGCAGAGTATTAGACTGGTTATGGAGAAATCCTGAATTTGACTTTAGAAACAACTTGAATAGATGTTTCTATGATCTTCTTATTACTGCTGAAGAAGTATTTCATATAGATATTGTAAATGATGAACCTGTTCCAAGAAAATGTAATCCTTTAAATATTTATACTCTTGGGCAGGGAGATCAAATTTATATTGATAAATCAGATGTTATTATTGAAGATGGTTATTTTAATCCAGGATATGTTATAGATACATATAATGAATATCTTAATGATGTTCAGATTAAAAGGATTGAAAATAAAGATACAGATACTTACCATAATCCAATGTTTAGTACTGTAACATGGGGAATGCCATTTGCAGTAGAAGGAGTAAATGTTGTCAATACTGAAGTTATTGAAGTAGATAGGCAGTATGGAAATCAGTATGGTAATATGGATGGTATCTATCTGGCAAGAGTTACATGGAGAAGTTTAAGAAAGTTAGGAGATTTAAAGTATTATGATAAAGAAGGAACAGAGCAACATACTATAGTTCCTGAACAGTATATTCCAAATAAAGCTAAAGGTGAAACTATTGAATGGTTCTGGGAAACTGAGTGGTGGGAAGGTACTAGAATCATGGATGATATTTATATTAAGATAAGACCAGTTCCAGGTAATCACTGCCCTTATGTAGGTATAGTAGCAAATGTAAATGTTAATAGAGCTATGTCTTTAATGGATACAGGTAAAACATTAAATATGTTATACGACATATTTATGTATAGACTTGAGTTAGCCTATGCTACTTATTATGGGCCAATGATTGAGATGGACTTAGCTAAGAAACCTGCTAGATGGTCAGATGAACAGTGGTTATACTATGCCCAGATTATGAAAATAGTATTTGTAGATAGTTTT